GCCATCCTCGCCAAGAATGCGAACCTGTCTAGTTGCGTCATAAACCTTAGGGATAGCATCAACCAATATTCTCGCAGTATGCGTGAGTGCAACTTCCATAGAGTCAAAATAATGCACCATGGAAACATCGCCACGCTCTTGTAGCTGCTCAATTGCAACACCTGACTGCAAAGAGGGGTTATCCCCCATACTCGCTGCAAATACGCCTGAACTTTGAATGATGGCCTGACGCGTACTGTTGGCAATTACCGCTAGGTTAGGATTAGTCTGCGCTGTACCCATTCGATATGGGTTTGGCTGGTCTTCGACGTGATTGTAATATTGAACCGAATCACTCGATTGATTCATTCGCTCAAGCTGGTCTTCATGATCTACTGCCTGCTCTGGTGTAATCCACACCTTGTCGATTGGACTTAATGCAGTTTGAAGTACTTCTGCTGAGTGTGCATAATTGTGCACCCTTTGCTGGTCAAGTAGCTTTTCAGTCTCACCTCTAAATGTAATTTTATTTTCAGAGATTCGGAAATAGCCATAAAGCGGAATCAAAGGTATCCAGTTAAAAACCGTCTCCTTTTCATCACTAAGCCAGTCAGCGCCATCATAGTGACGTATTTTAACAACTCGTTCAAAGCGTTTTCGGCGGCGCTGCTCAGTAATTCCGCGCATCGCAAGTTGATCAGAATAGCGCTCGAGTTCTGACTCTTTATAAACTGAGCCATCAGACATCTGAATCAAAGTGACTGGCTTTTCTTCTATCCAGTAAAACTCCCCAACAACAACTTGGTCGGCTTTATCGTAGTAACCTGAGCGCGTTCTATCTTCTGCTACGCTTTGCCCCGAACCTTCTGGGAATCGCTCTTTATATGCGTTCTTTGACATCGCAGTTAGCTTCGTTGCCCATCGAGCATCAGAACGATCTTGGCGCATTGAATTAGGGTCCCAATACACTGTATCAATAGCTGAGTTAATAGGCCTAACATATAAATCTTGGTCAAAAGATTCAGAATCAGAATATTCCTGAGTCACCATCCAAGCATCAAAGCCAGTTCCGACCATGGAAGTTGCGGCATTGTTATAGATATTTTGAGCGTTAGATATAGATTCAATATTGCGAATCATACCCGCCAGCAAATCTGCCTTGTCTTCATCTGCCTCACCATTAGCAGGGCGAACCTTAATACCAAAGTTGGCCATTCTTATCGCACCAGACAAGGTATTAATAACAGGGTTACACAAATCAAACGTGTACCTAGGTCGTCCATTCTGGCTAAATCTATGTGCTATTTCTGGTTCCCATTGCCCGTCACGCTTGTTAAGAAACAGGTCGCACTCTCGTGAATGCTCTCGCTGGTCCTTCTCTGCATCTTGAGCTTGCCTAAGCCCATTAACCACATCTGTATGATTGCTAAAATCTATCATTGTTATGACCTTGATATTTTTTGTTTATTATATAGCCATTACGATCTATGACCAACCTTGTTGGTTTAACGCCCTGCCTTTGCGCTTAGGTTCTTTAATTACCGCCTCGGCCGCATAGCGCAACGAGTCTATGAAGTGGTTAAAATCGTCGCACGGTTTGTTGAGAGGCTTTCCATTCTTATCCTTGGCCCATGCGTAATTATCAAACTCAGTCTTGAACTCTACCAAATGAGCATTAACGATAATTTCAAACTCTAATAGAAAGTCTATCCCGCTATTGATTGAGTCATTACCCTTTCTAGCGCCAACAATAGATACCCCTTTGCCTTTGATGTAATCAATAGACTTAGGTTCTGAACTGTCTGCTATCGTCTTGTGCTTATGCGCCTGCTTGTTTTTTATCTTGAGCGCTATCTGGGCGTTGCTTAAGCCTTTCTCGTAAAAACCATCGAATACAAATAACCGCTTGTTCTTTAAGTCGACATATGACTGATTAAACGCGCTGGGGTCGTTGGTATACCCAAAGTCCAACCCCTGTATGCACTCCAATCCCTGTATTTCATGTTCTTTGATTAGCCTTTGCTGTACATTATTAAACACTAACCCCTCGGCGGTACCCCAATTACCTAGAGCATATATATTGTAATACCTTGGATTGGTTTGCTTTTTGTTCTCCATTACCATCTTGTACTCATCATCAATGAATGAGTTATCAAGGTAGGTGGTTTTAAGAGTGAAACACCCCGCTATTGGATCATCAAAGAATACCTTCTTTATCCAGTGCTGATCGCTAATAGGGTTTAGTGTGAGTATGATTTGCTTTAGTGCACCGGTATTGCCACGTAGACGTAAATCAAGCTGCTCAAAGTCTTCCTGTGTAAGCTCTGTGGCTTCTTCTACCCATATACTGGTAACACCCTCGATGGACTTAAGCTTTTCCACATCATCCAGACCGCTAAACATAATCTGGGCACCTGTGGGGCGGTAGATCATTGTTTTATCTGTCTGGTTAATATCGAATTCAGATAACAGCCCCCACTTAGATATGATGTTTTTCATCAAAGCAAATACAGATCGTTTAATCGTTCTATCTACTTTACGAATAATGAGGAAGTTATGTTTACAGTGAGACTCAGATAGCAGCCTATAAAGAATCTTGCGAGCCACTATGTGAGATTTGCCACTACCCGCCCCGCCCCATGCAACTTGGTAGCGGGATTGGTCTTTAAATAGGGGGACGAAAGCTGGGGATTTGTCTTGTACGTGCTTTCTAAATAGAGCGAGGTTTACCATTCATGAGAGCCGTCATCGACTATTTTAATATTGTGATCAACAACCTGTTTATCTAATCCCAGTAGCTTAGCCTTCCCCATTGTCGCGTTAATGGCCGCAGAGCTTTGAGGCGTCTCTGTGGTCATTGCCATGGTGCGCGCTTCTTCTAGCTCCCTTAGCAAGTCTTCTAGGGTGATATTAAGGGCTTTTACCGCTGGCTCCCTTAATTCCTTTATCCGTGAGGCTATCTTGGGGTTATCCACAACCTCTTTGGCTTCCCTGTGGATAGATTCAGGTTTCATGTTTTCACAGTCATATGCAATGCGATAGGCCTCGGATGCATTACCCTTGGCCTCCCCGCAATAAGCTATGCAAAACCTCTCTTGCTTCTCTGTTAGCATTTATCCCCCTAATACAGTGCTCGACTCTGGTGAATATACTACAGCACTAAAGTCTAAGGTAGCAGCTTGAGAAGAGTTGTTCTTAAATTCGATGACGTACTTTCTATTTGAGGACAGCACTATGCCTGTGTCATTTGTCTGGCTTTCGTTTATCGCCTCGAATCTGCCCGACTTAAGACTGGTTCTTATTAGAATGTTCTCAGATAGCAATGGGTCGCTAGTTACACCACTGTATGTCACGAAGGTGGGCTTCTTTCTGCCTCTGAATACGTCATTACGATTTACTTCTGGAACTGGGTTAGATAGACCTGTAAACCCTGTATTGCTGTAGATAGTAATTAGCAGATCATCAGAGTCGGTACTAATACTTGTCCTCACAAGCGAAACTGGGGAGCCACCAATATCAATTCCAATAAAATGGCTAGAACTACCACCTAAAGATATTCCACCCGTACCTACGGACCATCCCTGCCCTTTTGCGATGAAGTCTTGGATTGCTGAGCTTGACATTTTTTATTCTCCTTTATGGCCTTTTCTATTTCAGCCACAAACTCCTTGCTTAATAAATGCTTTCTTTCTCTGTATTGCCTTAACCACGTATCAGTAAACATTATTGATTCACCCACATGAAAGCCTGTGAACCAAGCGCAAACCCTAAATACTGAGCTATTAGCATTATATCGACATTTGCAGTCATACCTGCGACAACAATAGTTATCCCTGTTGCCGCCATTACTTTTGCGTTCTTCATTTGATCACCTCAAGTATAAGGTTAGATCATTTATTTGATATTGCGCCCTGCGATATGCGCTCCACATCACAATTTACACCTAGACTTATTATCATCATTCTTACAGTATAGGAATGAATCGCACGGGAGCTAGGGAGAGTATTTTGCCGCCCCGTCGTGCAGCATTTATCAGCCTTGTTTGATCTCTTTTACGTCTTTATAAATCAATACAATTCGATGAATAATAAAGGAAAACGTCAAAACGCATCCTAGCCCCATAGATACAATACTCATCACCTCAGGCAGCCACTTAGCCACTTGGAAATCAACACTAACCGCCATTGCACTTGCGGCGATAGCGCCCTGAACCTTTGGATTACTTAGGGCCTGCTCTGTTAGCTGCATTTTTACGTCTGAAATAGACATTAGCGATGACCACCCAGCTTGCGGAAACGAATAAACTTGCCAATAAAATCAAAGCCGCCAGCAAGTCCATATTCCTTTTTATCCATTCTAGTGACCGCTAATAGTCGTGTGAACTCGATCACACCTAGTACTAGGATTATATCACTATAAATGCTTAAAGATAATTCATTATAAGCAAGGGCGGCACCTATTCCATGAGCGAATATAGCCAGTAGATTTATGATTTGGATGTGTATATTTAGTTGGGTTTGACGGGGAATCAATAAAAGAGCTATAACCATCGCTGAAAAAGTGCCGGACACAACATAATATTGAAGCCCATTAAGGTATGGTTCTGACCAGTAAGAAACAAAAGCCATTAGTGCAACTGGAATGCAAACAGCTATGCGCCCAAAAGAGTGGCCAGCATTAACAATAAGCGCAATAGCTGCAAAAAATATCAGACTAAGCATATTTGTTTTTTTTCTTAACCTTTTTTTCCTTGCCGCCGACCATTGCGATTGCCTTCTTCTTTGCTGGTTTCTTTTTAGCTGCCATGTTTATGCCTTAATTTAAGTTAATTAATGCCGGTATTTTAACACGTCCCGCACAAATGTTTATAGTCAATACCCAAAACGTCCAACCTGTGACGCTCGGTATCTGTTAAATCGTCAGAATCTTCATACTCTTGACCTAGTATCAGCTCGCACTGTTCAATAACCAGTCGTTCAATAATTCGAATCTCACTAATCATGTTCAATAGATGCTCTTTTGAGTATTCAACACTGAGATAGCGCCCACAGGTCAGCTCTTTATCTTCTGGTGTTCCGGTAATCGGATTATCGTAGAAGTAGTGCCAGCTCAAAGTATCAATACTAAAAATGATACTCGAATTCATTAGCTGGCCATAATCCGCTATCCAGTGCAAAACATCGCACTGAACAGCCTTGTATAATTGTTTATTCAATATCAACTCCCATAATCTTATATTCAAACCACTCCTTAAAGCGATCAAAATCCATAAATTCATCAATCACGCTATGCTCGTCAATATAGACTGTCATAAGATGTGGCGCGTAGCTTCTCTCTAGCTTGCCAGCCATCTTGATCGCAGCTTGAACGCAATCATAGATGCACTCTAATTCGAATTCGCTTTCTGGGTATTTCTCCCATAAAACAACGCTGTTTTCGTTGTCTTGATGCAGGATTACTTTTAATTCACTCATGGCTATCTCCTTAGTTGATATAGCCTATTATCCGGATTTACCGGCTTTAATCAGTGGCAAAAACTACCAACTTTCCTAGCAATAACGCTTAGATCAGACGGACGCAAGCGCCGTCTATCGGGGTGTTATCTACCCCAATCACCATGATTTGCATAGCACTGATTACTACCAGCGCACGCCTTTTCAAGTAATCCCATCGTTCTAGGGTTGTCCCTTGGGTCTACTATTACACCCTCCAAAACCTTTTCAGGGGCACTTGGAAATAACATCAACACAATGCAAGCTAGCAACATAAAAGCCGCAACTATCGCCTTAGCATTACCCATATTGCACCCCCGCAAGCTCTTTAAGGTCTGCTAGTAGCGCTAGTATCTCCTCAGCCCGCATTCCCTCATCATCTTGAACCAAACTGGTCTGAGTGCTCGGGTTTTCCATTCGAGAGTAATTCTCTCTATTAGCGTAAAACTTAACCGCCTGCTCTATTTCTGCTATCAAGTCTTCCATGTCGCATCCTTCTTTTTGTTGTTTTGCGTAGATTAACAGCTTCTTTATTTTATACAGTGGTAAATTCTTACAAGATTATTGGCTTATTAGATCAATTTCATTTTTTAGCTCATTGGCCTTTTTTCTGTATTTGGCCTTAATCTCTTTCAGGTCTTCAATCGTGTAATTCTTCGCATCGTGTGGCCCTTCTAGCCA